GCACTGCCAAGTGCACCTCCCCCCGCCTTTTACAGCGGAAAGAGGAGACTTTTACCTCCTCATGCTGGGGTCCCCCCCAGCCCCCTCCAATTACTTAGGAGGGGCTTTCACGGGATATATGCTGACGTCCCGTGGGCGTCCACTACGTGTGAGATGCTCGCGGTCAGGCATTGGCGTACCTGTAACTTCCGCAAGACACTTCATTAGGGCGTGATGTCCATCGATCGCGTTTTTGGGCGATCTAGGACTCACCATCCAGCCTCTCGTTTGAAGAGACTGGGTGTCGGCATCCCATTCGTCTTGGGTTACAAGACCAAACGGATGGCGCCTCCCTAAGAGGGGACTCGTCTCGGCGGTATAAGGGAACAGAACCTCACCCTTATGGGTGAGGAGAGGTTCCAAAATATCGTCAAGTAATTCTACGACGCCCCATAGACCAATCTCGAAAAATTGGTTTCTGGTGGCTACGCAGGAGACGAGTTCATCCACGTGGTGCCGTGTGGTCGGAATTGATTTCCGGAAACGAACGATGGATACGTCCGTTCCTTCCCAAAATTCCGCCCCACAAGACTCTCTGAACCCACCGGTCCAGAAAGACTTGTGCTCATTGACCTTGAAGCCAAACGTTTCAAGACCAGAGACAACGGACTCAGCCATATCTGTGGGAACAATAATATCGTCCCCATAGACGCGCACCCGGTCTCGGAATGTCCTAATGGACTTCCTTGACAAGGGCAAACCGGCTACCGTTAGGCACCTCTCAAGGACAATGGCCGCGAAGACCATTGCCTCGATCGGGAACGTCACAGCAGAGCCCATAGACGCAAACTTCTGGAGATGGATCACATCCCCTGAAGGCATCCGGACTGCGGTTGACCTACATGCCTGAATTCCCTCAAGAAAATGAGGAAAGTCAGAATATAAGTCTTCCACAAGCCAGTTCGGGACCCGGTCTGATGCTTCGCTTAAATCAAGCGTCGCGAGAGACCTGTCTTCAGATCCAATCTCAGCCATGGCCTGGTTAGGCCATTGCTCAGAGAATCCGACGAACCACTTCGAGTCCTGATCGGACTCAAGCAGTTCCCGGAGTTCTCTCCAGAGTGCCTGCTGCATGTATTGCATGCAGGTAGGCTCCTCGGAGATTAACCGGGGGGTCACCGACGTCTTTGGAATAACAACCAGTTTTGCCGGCTGTTCTTCCTCGGGCTTCAGGAACTTGACCCCAACTGCCTCATCGAACCATCGAAGGTTGGGCAACGCGTATTCCACATAGGGAAACACGTGCTCTAACCTTTCGGTCCAAGTAGGCAGTGTCCACTTCTGATTACCGCGTAAGCGGTCAGCCGTGGCACCGGGGCCATGCTTCGCCTTCAGCATTGGATACATACCAGCCAACCTTTCGGTTGGCGGATGTCCCTGATAGTGGATTGCTCCATCTATCTTGCTGAGGGTAGTGGCGAAAAGCAGGTTGCTTACTTTACGGACTCGATTGAGACGGCCCTCCTTAAAGAGGGTTACCTCTCTCTCGTCGATAAAGGGAGCACCAACTCCTGATCGGTTTTCATGAAGGCATTGAGGGCTGCAACAATGTTCGCCTCGGAGCAGAGTTCCCGCTCCTTGTTGAACATAAGGCACAACTGCCTTACAGCCCTCACTGCGCGACCCGCTCGCAACCTGGCGTCCCTGGACTCGAAAGTCCGGATACGTACAGGAAGCTCGTGGACCGCATCCCTCACATACGACAAACTCCAGCCTTCATCCGGGTCTGCGGGATTAACCGCGAGACCAAGAGTCTGGCCGTCGTGTGTCGTACTGACGTATTTCGAGCCGTTTGGCTCAACGTCACTGAGGGAATCAATCATGAATTCCTCTTCGTCGTCGAACACGAGATCTAGGAACTCACCAAGAAATTTGGGAGTCCCTCCTGGCATCTTCATACTACGGAAATTGGGTAGCCCCTCGCCGCGTCCGGTGGTAAACCGGATACGCCGCTTGGAACGCCCAAACCCGGTGAAGAGTTCAGGTGAGATAAACCCACTGTCCAGGGACCGTTCAAGGTCCTTGGCAAACTGGGGCAGGGTGACCTTCATAAAAGAGTCACCTTCTCGTTCGACACGCATTGCGAAAGTGTCCGCAGTGCGTTGGGTGCTGACTGAGCACTGGGCGCCGAGATCTTCGAGCGCCCTCAGCCAGACATCACTTCGGCTTTTCATCCGTCCTCCTTCCAGAGGTTAGGATCTCCTAGCGATGTTTTAGAACACTGGACGTCTCAGGACTCACCGCCGATAACCTTGGTTAGGTTACCGGCGACCGCCAACCAATCGACGAGAGCCTTGGCAGTTGCCTCGGTCTCTGTCGCGCTATAGCCCACCGAAGGGTGGTCAATAACGAGGAAGACGGACTCGCTGTAGGTCTTGCTCACCCCGTCAAGGGTGGGGTCGGCCGCCAGCTTGGTGACATCGAGACGGACAGTCCGCCGATTCCGACCCTTCCCGTTAACATGGGAAATGGTCAGATTCTGCGAATCGGTCGCGGAGTTCTTTTCAAAGACTCCCTTCCGATTACCACTTTCAACTCGGGGCAGCGTCTTCGCTGCACCCGAAATGGTGACTGTCTGCGGTTCAGAAAACATGCGTGTGATATCCTAGCTTTTTGGAGCTTAATGCTCCGGTGGACCTACCATCGGTTGATAGTAGGCTTAGAGCTTCGACGCTGAGCTAATGCCCAACGCGGCGATGATCGACGCCTGCCTCAACGTTAAGTTAGAGGCGGAAACGCCGAACCCGAACGGAGTGGCTGGACGTCTCTGCAAAGAATGTGTTACGATTCTTCCAGAGACTACCGTAGGCACTACCGCAGACAGCTCCGAAAAGGAGACACCCCTGTTTAAGGGGCCTGTCCACGTATATTCAGTCTCGATTTTTACCGAGCGCTGAACGTATGCATACGGCATGACCAATCCATCTCGAGCGAAGTTGTCAAAGTTTTGCATGGCATCTCCGATCGAGCTGAAGTAATCAACCAGCCAGGAGAAAGGGATAAGTTCCCAAGCGGTACCAGCTCCGGGAAGGATACCGTAAAGGTGATCCAACTCGGAGATGCGTCTACTCAAAGCCTCCTTTGGGAGGTAATAAGTAAACGCTCCGGAAAACTTCCAGGTCTTGGTAGTTTTTCGGATCCGCTTGAGGGTCCCGTTTCCTGACGCACCGATACGTACTTGGCCGCCTATCCCTAAGGATGAGCAGCGTCCTACGATATCGGGCAACTTTTCAGTTGTAATATCAGGATCCGGGGTAAAACTCCGACGAACAAGACGCCCAGAGTCACGGGTATACTGATCAATAAGCTTTTCAGCTTTCTTGGCAGTATCCCGGAAATTCTGGACGTCAGAGATAGTCGGTGCGATCCCGAACATATAGTTCAGGTACTCACCAGACAAATTCTCTGCCTTACCTGGAAGGGCGAAGAACCTTCGCTCACCAAGTAACTCTCCAATTGACACGGAGAGGTCGGAGATGGGGTTAGTAGGTGCGATGGACCCAATAACAGAGGTCCCCCAAGCATCAAGATCAGAATCTTGAGTGCGTGAGGGTGCGCCAGACAGCAAAGAGCTGACTTGCGCCTCCGTTTGCGGGCCTTCGACCGCTGTCGAGGTTTGAAACCGACTGAATTCACTGTCGGGCGTAGGTATTCCATAGAACTCATGCTCCCAAGTACTCGTTTTTGGAGTACTCGCGAGACGTAGCCACATGGGACTCCTATGCGTGTCGAGATGTATCTCGACCTTTCTTGACTCGAAAGGTCCCCCAATATCCCAATTTCTATAAGCATCCTCGCCGATAAGGCGAAAAGGATGCCCCTCCGAGACAATTCTCTGTACCTCATTTACATTTGATACAGATTTTCCATCACCAGACGTAGGTTGTGATACACCGTTAACCTTATACAACTGGGTATAAGCATCCCATTTGTACTTAGGGTTACAGTTGGATCTAAACTTTATAGTCATGATGACGAAATTGTCTCCTTCGTTCGTGGAGCGTGATGGCGATGCTTCGCTAGCACCCGGGGGCCCCTTCTGGGTCGCATCGTGGTGAGTGAGCCAGAGATGAACGAATCCGCCGCCGAGCGACACTGCGGCGACGATCATGTCTGCGCTGCCGTCGAGCGCGCGACCGGTCTGCGATTGCATCTGCT